GCCAAGAGTGCTTGCCATATCCACAGCACCATCAATGTCCACGACATCAAGATTAGTTGTACCGTCTACATCTATGTTTCCAGAAATATCTAGGCTTGTACCTGTTAAAACACCTGTGACTCCTAGCGTACCACCAATTGTAGTATTACCTGCTATAGCGGTTGTTGAACTAGCCACTGTTGCGTGTGGTGTTAGTGTTATTTGAGATACAAATGAACCAGACTTATCAGTATTAATTGTTAATGTATTGTCTGTTTCAGATATAAGACTCCAAATATCGCCATCATCATCTGCTTCATCTGCGATAAGAGCTAATCTAGCTGATTCGCCCTCTGCGCCAACAACTTCTAGTGATTGTGCATTTATTTGGGTCTTTCCTGTTCCTGCTGGTTGAAGAAGTAAATCGCCATTAGTATCTGTGGTTGATATTGTATTGCCATCTATCGTTATGTTGTCTACTACTACACCTGCGTTGGCTGTTACTACTCCTGTTACGCCAAGGGTACTAGCCATATCCACGGCACCGTCAATATCTACAACGTCAAGGTTCGTAACGCCATCTACATCAATGTTACCGCTAATGTCTAAACTAGCCGCGATAATCTCACCGCTGGCATTGATAGCTCCATTAACATCAATGGTGGTTGCAACTATTTGAATCTCTGTGTCTGCAACAATATCTAATTGCCCATCAGCACTAGAGTTTATATAGATTGCAGCATCTCTGAATTGGACTTTATCGTCAGTCGATACATCAATGTCTGTACCCGAAGTAGTATTGCTAAGTGCTAATACTTCGCCAAGTGTGTCAACAGTATCTTGCTGTGCGTCTACATAGGCTTTAATACTTTGTTGAGATGCGATTCCTGTGGCGCTGTCTGAGCTTAAATTGTCTTCGTCAAGAAAAGCTTTACCGTCTAGTATGTTTAGCTCTGCTGCAGTCGAGGTTACATTAGTTCCCCCAATGTCGAGCGTAGTAACACTTATTTCCCCTGCAACTGTAGCAATGCCAGAGGCCAAGGTTATTAAATCAGTGTCTCCTGTATGACCAATAGTTGTACCGTTAATAATTACATTATCGACGGTTAAGGTTGTAAGTGTTCCTAAAGAAGTGATGTTAGATTGTGCAGCAGTAGTTACTGTTGCAGCAGTACCAGTAACATTACCAGTAACATTACCAGTTAACGGCCCTGCAAAAGCATCTGATGTTACTGTCCCATCAAAGAAAGCATCTTTAAATTCTAGAGAGGATGTGCCTAAATCAATATCGTTATCAGTTACTGGAACTATTGCGCCATCTTGTACCCTTATCTGTTCTACAGCACTACTAGATACCTGAACATAAAAGCCCCATCTATTATTAGAGCTGTCAGCTTCAATTTTATTTAAGTAATCAAGATCACCAATCCTAAAGATACTTCCGCCCTGTGCGGCTGAACCGTCATGCCTGTGACCTGTGGCGGCAGCATCTGAAGATGAGTAAACGAAAGAATTTAATAACTGGTTAAATTCATTATTGAATAGTGCCGCTGTAATTGTATCTCCATCAGAGAGTGTACTTTGTCTTGTATATGAATAAGCCATTTATTTATTTCCTACCTGAAGGCATGTAATCTATATAAAATCCATTAATTGAATAAGGAGATAGTTGGTCGTCACTTTTAATTCTCAATGCACAAGTATTTCCCGTTCCTTCTACTGCTTGCCTGACTAATGGGTTTTCTGCTGCTCCAAATTCAGCATCTGCAAACTCAGCAGATCCAAAAAGAGCAGGTAAAGGTATCCTATCTAATGTATATGTAGCGGGTTGAGGAGTATCTGCGCTTTCAAAATCATATTTAACATCTAATTCGGGTTGAACTGTTCCTTCAGGAGTGACAGAAACTTTGATGTACTTTATTGTTTTTCTTGTTCCAAGATCTCCAAAATCTAAATCAGGTGTGTAATAAATAGCTTCAACATTAGAAGCACTTCCTGCGGGATTAAATACATTTCCTGTATCGTGGTTGTAAATAAAACCAACATTATCACCATGATATAGTTGTTCTACACCATCTTTATCTAGTCCTGACGCAAACCCATTAGCCTGAATTCCTTTAGTTTCAGACCATTCAAAACCATTAGGAGTTAATGTCCCTATAATACCTTTAGATACCGCAGAGCTTTGACTTACATTTGTATAAAATAGTCTGTATTGAGACTTACTTCTTAATATACCGCTACTAATAATAAGACTATTAACATTTGCTGCAATAACGCTTGTTATTTTTTGAATCTGTCTACTGACAGAACTCAACTCTACGTCACCAATTCTTGCTGTACCTGCAATAGTACGAATTCCATCAGGACTTAAAAATAAAAGATCACCTCCTATTTCCTGAATGCTCTGCCCAGCTATACAGCCTACATTTCTTGTAATAGGAATTACTGCAATATTATCGCTGTCACTAATATTAGATAGTTTAAAAATACTGTTCTGACAAAAGATAATAAGGTCACTACGAAAACTAGCTAACCCTACAACTGCATCTGTTAAAGCTATACTTCCCGCACCTGAACCACTAAATGAATCAGGATCTATACTAGAACTATAATAGATAGTATTTTTAGATGTAGACGCACCGCCTACAACAAAATGATTTTCATGCATAACTCCTACTTTAGGAGCTGTTGTACTACTAACCGTAATTTCCCCTGCAAAAAAAGTCCTAGAGGATAAAATACCTGTTCCGGTCATCTTAAAAAAGAAAGGTTTATTAGCCCCATCACAAATTAAAACTTCACCATAGTCAGACGTACCTTCAAATAATGCAAAAGTACATTGCTGTTGACTTGTCCTAGCATTGGCTGAACGTCCCGTAAACGCAGTGTAGTCATCTCCTCCGCTTGCAACACTAGCTTTATTAATTGTTAACCAGCTAGTTCCATCCTGACTAAAAAATATACCTGTGCCTGAACAAACAATAAGACCATCTGCGTAAACAAACAGACCAAGTATAGTGTTAGCTGAATTAGGCTTGGCTGTAGAACCTCCGCCAAACTGAGTAAATCCATTAATACGTCTATAGCCACCATCAGGATCAACCTCAAAATTAAGCAGTTCTATTGCTAATCCCGGCTGACGCATAATTTCAAGTTGGTTTAAGTTAACATTTAAACCTCCTCGACATGAAAGAGCAAAAGGCTGTGACATTATACGAACCTTATCCTGTCATCTTTAAAGTATCCCGGCGTAGACTCCATTAGATTTAGCTTCATCAAACGCAAACCTCTTTTGTAGTCTTCTGCTGCAAAAGCTGATGCTTGAGGGTTTTCTTTAAACTGATGAATATAATATCTGGCTCTTGCTAAGAGGACAGGTTTATAGATGTTAGGAAAAACTATTTGATCTCCATGTGCAGACAATTCTGTTGGAAGATCATAAGCAAAAAACCAAATACGATAGACCTGATCTGGAATAGGACTTAACCCAAACTTTCTAAGATCAGGACTTTTAATAATTCTAGAGGGTACCCCGTAATTTTGAGTATCTGCATCATCTTTATTTTGAGCAACTCTAAAATAATCTTTCCACTCTTCTGTAGTAGTGAAACGTAAGTTCCTTACTGTATAAGGTGCAGACTCACCTGAAACACCCACGGTACTTAGTAAAAAATTATCCCAATCAATTGCGCCATAGTCAGTAGTTAAACTAGAACTACTGCTTTTCAAGTTATACCATCTTGTCCCCGCAACTGTTTCTACATAGACATTGCCATACATAGGATCAGTAGCGCCACTAAGAGCAGTAGCAAGAAAAGGCCACTGAGGTTCTTCATTAACAATATCAAGATAGGCTCTATTAATACTATCTTTGATATGTGCTTGAATACCTATAGCCGCTGAGAAATTAGCACTAGTTAAAGAAACTTCATTCAGTTCTCTAATTAACTCATTAGCTAGAATAAGATATGTTGCTGCCATTTTATTTAGCTACCTTAATAGCAATTGCTACAGCTTTTGTCCCACCACCAGAACCTTGAGAATTAGGTCTTACATTTTTAAGACCACAGTGACGTTCAAAGTCCTGAATAGAAACATAACTTCCTTGGTTGTACGCAGCTCTACTGTTACCCATTACCTTTTTCATAATCTAATTTTTATCCTTTTTAGATTTAGAATTAAAAATTCGGTCGTAGTTCTCACTGTATTTTTTCTTATCAAAGCCTTTTCTAAACCGACTTTCTTTACTTACGATCCCTTTAGGATGAACCATAAAAGGTTTTTCGTCACTACCTAATTGAGGCATTGAGTAATCCTTGTTTTAAAAAAGAGGGAGCTACCTAAGTAACCCCCTCCTCTTAACTTACAACTAGTCGATGCCGTAGAAGGCAGAAACTATTGCTTCACCACGAAGAACCTTGGTTCCATAAACGTGTAGACCACGCACAATGTCACCAAAGCTGTCAGGGTCACGAATTACTTCAGTACTAGTAATTGTCTGAGCTGTTGCTGTAGATGAAATATGTCCTGCAATACACTTACCTGCCGCATTAGAAGTATCGGCAATATTATTGCTTTTATA